TCTATTCTCACTTTGACATCGAGCGCATAACGGATTTTTACTTAGTTGCCTTGTTCTAATGTTAGCCCACGCCTTTTGACCATATAGCTTGCTGTTAGCTTTAGCCTTGTCGGTAGTACCACCGCCATGCTCAACGCAGAAAGCAGACCGATTGGTCTTAGGGTTGCGACATTGATACTCTTTGCATTCAGTGTTTAGTGGTGCGGTTGGCATATCGCTATCTTGTAATGGTTGACGCTATAACGCCAATACAACTGGACACTGCCTTTTATGAGATACGGATTAACCGTAGGGCTACCGACCGCCACTTTGGTCAGCGTTACAATGTCCATGTGTCTTGACGCTACTTAACTACTCCACGCCATTCAAGCGTTTGAAAGAAACTGTCATCATCCCATGATAACTCTTGCGCTTTATCTGGCGTGAATGCCATTTGCTTCCATGCTTTGCCTGTCCAATAACTGTAATGGCTAAAGCCGTATGATGATCTTCGTTCATATACGCCAATGCGTGTGGGTTTAACTTTCCCACTGTACCAATCTGTCAGTGTCATATCTTGTCTTGTATTGTGTTTTGTTTTATTCGGTATGTGTTTCAGTATCAGTGATAATAGTTTCATTGACCACCTGTGCAGGTTGACTATTCTTTAATTGCATTAGGTTGTTTAATTGCTCCAATGCAACATATTCAGCCGTATCTGGTTTGGCTTTCTTTAATGCGGCAGCAACTTCTTTAGCGTCTAGCGTGTTTATGTATCCGGCAGCCGCTTGTGCCAATGATTGATAAGTGGTTGTTAAATGCTCAATAGCATCATCTAATTGTTTGCTCATAATCTGTCCTTATTTAAATCTGCGTAGTTTGTACATTGTCGAGTCGATTAAATCAGCAATCGCATCAACTAAATTTTGAATTTCTGGTTCTTGACCAAAAAGACCACGATATTCGGTTAATTCTTCGCTAACATATTCCATATATTCAAGTGGTGTCATATCTTCATCTGAAACCATTTCAATAGGAAAGCCACGCAAAATAATACCTGTTTTGCCTTGATATGCTTCAACTACTGCATCAACCAATTCTGGTATTTCGCTGTAATACTCGCCAAGTGCTTGATGGGCAGCATAGGATTCGGTCTGCCAGTGCATGATGTGAGTAATGATTGCGCTATGCAGCAAACAAGATACCAATTCAGGTAATGTTTCTTCTTTTTCTTCTTCTGGTTCTTGCCCAATTTTATATGTGACCATATCAATCCTTAGTTTGATTCAATATTTCTAGCCAAGCAGCTTCAGGCGAATTTACCACAGCAACTTGCCCTTTCCAATCATAATGCCAAATTCTTTGTTCAGGTGTTAAATTTTGCGCTGATAACGGTTTTGCCCCATCTTTTAATTCCAAAAGTACGTTTTTGCCCCGATAACCGCATACTAAATCAGGAAAACCTTTGCCTGTGGCACTTGTTATGCTCACAGACACGCCTTTATCACGCAAAAATCGCACAATTTGCTTCTGGTTGTCATCTATTCGGGCGATTCTCATACCATTTTATCCTTTTTTCGATCTTTTCCTGTTCCGTTTCCAAGTACATTTGGCAGGCATGATCTTTCATTAATGCGTAAAACGTAGCATATCTTTCTTTTTTGCATCTACCTAGTCCAACCTGTGCATGGCTAGGATAATCCTTAATTGCTATGTGTTCGCATTTAATACATTTCACTTAATATTTTCCATGCTGTGGCTGCACATAATGGGACTTGTCCATTCCCAATGGCGTTAATTTCGTCCACCCTAGAGGCCAACCCATCAACCACTCCGTCCACCTTGCGTTCAATTTCACGGGGGATTTGTTCGGGTTCTCTATCCCACCATTCTTTCGCCACACCATAGAGGGCAAATCTGTTCCCTCCCATCCCTTGCTTGGTCTTCGGGCGTTTGAATCCGATTTGACTACTGTTGGCCAAATTTCTTGCCGCAATCCATATCCTGTCCCTCTGATGGTTTGCTCCAACGTCCGCTGCTCCCAACACTCCCCATCTCGCATTAAACCCCATGCTGGCCAAGTCTCCGAGAACTCGTCCAAGTCCCCTAGAAGTGAGCATTGGTGAGTTTTCCACGAACACGAATCTGGGCTGTACTTCGTGAATGATCCTCGCCATTTCTCCCCACATTCCGCTTCGCTCTCCGTCAATTCCTGCGCCTTTTCCGGCTGCTGAGATGTCTTGGCATGGAAATCCGCCCGATACAACGTCAACAATTCCTCGCCATGGTTTTCCGTCAAAGGTTTGAACGTCATCCCAAATCGGGAAAGTTTCGAGAATTTTGTCATTTTGTCTGGCGCACAATACGCTTGCTGGGTATGGTTCCCATTCGACAGCGCAGACTGTTCGCCATCCGAGAAGTTTTCCCCCAAGTATTCCTCCACCAGCTCCTGCGAAAAGAGCCAACTCATTCATAAGCCCTTTCCTTAATAATCTTTTGCAGCAAGCGCATCTTTTGCCATTGATAATTGTATATGTGTTAGCGTTTTATCACCATCTTGATGACGTTGCATAATCTTTTTTGCCCATAACTTATGGTCTGTTTTTGATTCTTGATTCTTAATGATCTGCGTTTCTGCTAAATACTTGTCGGCAATATCCTTTGTGATAGGCGTAGCAGGCGCAGGTAAGGCGATTTGCGCTTGTGGTATGTCTGCCCATTGACCATTGTTTATTTCCTCGTTTAAAGCCCTTTCCCATCGTGCCTTGATGTTGCTATACGTCTGGTTCTTTAAATCGAATGAACCAATCTTAGTGGTTGCCCAAAATATAGCCGGATGCGACCACTCGCCCATTTCGCCTTTTTCACGAGCAATAACACCGTTTAATGCTTCATAGTAGGCAGCAACCGCATCAATATCTGTCCGGCATAACTTTATAAATTGCGGTAATGATGGGCAATATTCCTGATTGACTAATGAGTTTGCACCTTTTGCAATTTCATCACGAGATAGTTTAGACAATTCCTGTGTCCATACTGCCTTTACATGATTAATGTCTGAATCGCCCCACATCAATTTAAATTTATTGCCATAGAAATTCGCCATCTTTATGAATAGGGCATCAATCCATGATGTAGGTATTTGATTATTCTGCATCGATTGTAAATTGCTCATCTTTAACGCCCTTTCCATAAATTTGCTCGTAAAATTCTCTAGTCTTACGTTCTTTTTCTGTTTCTACTGGTTTAGATTCAGTAATTTCATCTTCCCAACATTTCTGATTAAGCCATGTTGCCGGATGTTTTCTATATTTCTTATCAGGCGTATTTCGTACATAAGCATGAACCGCATGAAGTATTGTTGAAAGTAAACCATCATCAACACCAATTTGCTTCCATGCTTTTTGCGCTAATGGCTTTGATTTTTTATGATCGTATGCAGACCAAAAATCTTCAAACCCTAAAAAAGTATCTTTATTATTATTCTTAATTCCTAATTCATTATTATTAATTCTTAATTCTTTATTAGTTATTAGGGTTATGTCTGGGTTATCAGAAATAACCGATTGGGTTTCTTTTGCTTTCTTTGGTCTGCCGCCCTTCTTACCATTGTTTTTATTGGTATTTCCTTTGGCGTGATACTCGATTATTTTGGTATCGCAATGCTTTTGATGCCAACCATCATCATGCAATTCAAAAAATTCATTAAGAATTTGCACAACTATTTCACTATATTCTGTAAGTCGTAACCTACGAATAACCGAATGGGTTTCTGTTGGGATAGGTGATTCTGTATCGTAATAAAAATTTATAAGCCGGAAATAAACCGCTTCTTCTATTAACGATAAATGGGAAGTATGAAGATGCCAAACGGCAATCTCAAATTTGTAGTAATGCATTTATGCCTTTCTCATGGAATTGTTAATTCCGGCACTCACAAAATAAATCAAGGCAGAGCGGTGAGAAATCGCCTTTTCGGGTTGCACTCCCTAGCCTTCATCACGATTATATCAAGCAACCACGACTATACCAAGCGCAAACATAGCAAGCAAAGTACGTTCAAACCCTTGTTGCCAGTAAAAGTTTCTATCCTCTTTGCTCAATTTGCCTTGATCTATTTCAGCATGGCAACTACTACAAGACCAAGCAATAAAGCAATCGTGCGCTTTTATGCCAATGCCTTTGCCATGCTTTAATTGGTTGCTGTGGGCAGCCACAGTTGTTTCATTGTCTCCATTACATACGTTTGGTATTTGAACCATGCATGACTGCCCTTTTGCCGCCTTTAACAGTTTATTACTGCGAAACATTTGCACGAATAAAGCCTGCAATTGTTCTATCGTGCTGATCTTCTAGCAGTGATTCCATCTTGATTGCGCCATCACTACCAAATTCAATTGCGGCAGCCGTAGCAAACGTGATTTTCTTTTTGCCAGTACGCAAACGTGATATTTCAGGCGGTGATATGCGTGATTTGTCTGCCAATCGTTTTGCTGCGCCATGCTCTTTCAAATATTCATTTAAATCCATTTTCGTACCCTCTCTTGTTTCTAAAAAGTTTAGCTTCATAACCCTTTAATTCAGGTGTAAAAATATTGCGATAAGCAGGTTGCACTAAATCTTTAGGTTTGTAATTACCTTCCATTTTCAGCACTGAATCAATGTGTGCTGCCACATCCGGCAAAACCTTATACTTATCGCCAACCATGTAAACATAACCTGCATCTAGCGCATTATTAAAGAATTTGGTCATTTCAGACGGTGTGCCACGACTACTTATGTTGCCTATTTCATTCAAAACATCGGCATAAGTTGCACCACCTAATTCGTAAATGCATTCCAATAATGTAAACATTTTCATGCTTCTTCGGGGCATAACTCTTGACATTTTGTTTCCTTTTCATCAATTAAAAAATGATTCAAAGGCAATTATTGTGCAATTTTCATCAAAAAAGCAAGTATTTTGTGATATTTAAAAAAATGTACAAAATTAATCAAATAATGCTTGCACAACCTACAATTATCGATTATTGTTCTTACATACCGCAGCGATTTAGCGGGTTCAATGTGAAGGAAACAAAATGCAAATCATCCCAATTCAAATGTCCGGCAGCTACAGAACTGGCACATTATCCAAATACACCAAGCAGCAAATTATAGATATTTTAGGTTTTGAACCTAACTATGAAGATGACCCTGACAAAGTAGTCAACTCATGGGCTTTTATGGTTGACGGTTGCGAATGCGCTATTTGGGATTACAAGGGCAGCCACCATTACAACATTTGGTCAACTTATGACCCGCACAATGTTCTTGGCAAAATTTTTAATTTGGAGAAATTCCCATGTTAAACAAATTACTTAATCCTAATGATTGGTTGGCGCAGCACCCTAAAGTTTTGTTTGCATTAATTGCTTTATGTTTTTTAGTGGTTGCATTCATGGAAGGATAAAAATAATGGCAACAAAATCGAGTGAATTTATTTGGACAGGAGCATCCACCGATATAACAATTAGATGGAAGTTGTTATATGGATGGATACCACCATCGGAAAACCCTGAAATTCAAAAAAAATGGGCAGAAGTACGCACGTTGAGCATCAAAGGCATTGAAAGTTTAAAAGACCCTAACAAAATCAAAGTGAAGGAAAACACATGAGTAATACAAAAATTTGTTCAGCATTTGTAAAAGCCCAAAGCCAATTTGGTGCTGCGCTTAAAACATCAACTAATCCGCATTTCCGATCAAGATATGCTGATCTTGCTGCCTGCGTTGAAGCAGTAATAGATGCCCTTAATAATAATTGCATTTCTATGATGCAATATTCACATGAAGCAGAAAATGGTGTTTGTATTGAAACAATATTTATACATGAATCAGGCGAAAAATTAACCAGTGGTAAATTATATGTTCCCGCTATTAAACATGATGCACAAGGTTACGGCAGCGCATTAACCTATGCTCGTAGATATAGCCTTATGGCAGCCTGTGGCATTGCGCCAGAAGATGATGATGGTAATGCAGCAACCAAATCTGCACCTAAACCTGCCGCAGCCAAATCTGTGACGCAAGATGTATTCGACAAAATGCCGCTTGCAGACCAAGACCAAATTCGCAGCTTTGCCGTTGAAGTAATTGCTATGGCAGCAAAAGATGACATTGCCGGATGCGTTGAGTATGTCAAAAGCCTTGAACTAGATGCTGATTGGAC